AAGGACAGATCGAAAAAACTGTACATTCTTAGAAATAATGTTCCAATTGAAGGGGTTGAAGAATTGGGGTTTCTGCCTGGAACTGAATACGATAAACTAAAGCCATATATTATGTATGCTTCAGACGTTTTATCCGAGGGCGGTTTACAAATGATGGTTGAGACTGGAAGAATTGAGATGTTATATCTTGGAACTCTCAGGGGGAGAAATTTGTCAAACGCAATTGTTCTGTGTAGCGAGTCTCAAAATATGACAGTAGAACACCTTGCCATGATTATTAGCAGAATGGGAAAAGATACAATTTCCATATTTGATTTTGACATGGATCAAGTTGACAAAAAGATATTCAGAACAAACAACGGTATGAAAAAAATGTACGAAGTTTTTCCTGGTGAAAAACTCTTTGGCTGTTGTGAATTGGAAGAAGTAGAACGTTCCGAATCAGCAAAACTAGCAAGAAAATTGTTAAATAAATAGGTTATAAGCCAGTATAGCTCAACGGCAGAGCAAGTGTTTTGTAAACACTAGATTCGGGTTCAAATCCCCATTCTGGCTCTTTATTCTCCCTCTTTGCTAAAGAGGGATTTTTGTATTTAGGAGGTAAAATGCCTAGACCTAGAGGCGTAACTAAACCAATTTCTATTCTTGAAAAACAAGAGTTGGACGGAGAAGAAGAAAATGCGGTTGTTCGTAGAAAGCCAGTTAAAACAAAAACAGGAGTAGAAGTAACTAGTTGCTATTGTAGAAAATGTATGAGAAATAGAAATCCGAATAGGTTTTTAAAGGCAACCGATCCCCTCTTAGATTCAAATGGTCTGATGTCGGTTTGTAAAGACTGTATTGCTGATATGTGGATGAACTTTTATTCTACCTCTGAACAAGATATATATAAGGCCATGCTAAGACTGTGTAGAATTTTGAATGTTCAGTATTCCGTAGATGCTCTTGACGCTGTAAAAAAGCAATATGATAGCAAAGCTATAGCCTATAAAGAAGAAAGTTTTTTTGGCCTATATAGAACAAAGCTACTCGTAACTCAAAAAGTAGAAAAAATGCAGCGAAATCCTGACGCAGACTTTACTTTTCACGAACCAAACATCGTGATCAGAGATACTGGCGATCTTGATGAAGTTGACGGAAAAGAAGACTTGGAGGCGTTTTGGGGTGAGGGTTTGGGATTTGGCGATTATGAATTCTTGGAAAAAGAATTGGCAGAATGGAAACAATCTTATTCCTGCTCTAATAAAGCAGAAGAATTTATACTGAAAGAAATCTGCCATAAACAATTAGAACTAAGAAATAAACGCGTTGAAGGACAATCCGTTGACAATATTTTAAAATCCGCAACCGATCTTTTGAAAAACGGTGGCCTGACTCCTGCTCAAGCAAACGCTGCTTCTCAAGGTAAAAACGTCGATAGCTGGGGAATGATCATCAAAGAGATTGAACAAACTACCCCTGCGGAATACTACAAGGATAAGAAGTTGTTTGCCGATGTGGACAAGATTGATAAATATGTCAAAAACTTTATTCTTAGAAGCATAAAGAATTTTATTCTCGGATCGAAAGACTTCAACATATCTGAAGAAGATTCTTCTGATGAATATGAGGAGTTCAAGTTCGAGGAGGTAGACGATGCCGACGAGTCCAAGAGCATTTCAGGATAGTTATAGAAAAGATAGCAAGACGCAAGATATTTTTCGTAAAAGAAAGAACATGGTTTTGTCTAAAGACATTGAGGCAGAACGTAGAGAAAATTATATTCTTTGGAATACCTTCTTTAGAAGAAACATACACCGATTTATTGAACAAGTTCTGGGAATAAAATTATTTCCCTATCAGATTATATGGATTTATCTGATGAGTATATCAGATGTGTTTATTTCCATCTGTAGTCGCGCCGCCGCAAAATCATTTATTGCTGCTTTGTTTTGTTTGGCAAAAGGAATTTTGTATCCTGGTAGTGAGATTATCATCTCGGCATCTACTCTAAAACAGTCCTCTCTTATTCTTACGAATAAGATTACTACTCTTAGAGATATGTCCCCTGTATTGCAAAGAGAGATTGCCTCAATTGTTAGCTCTCAGAACGATAATCGTTGCATTTTACAAAATGGATCGGTTATCAAAGTTGTTGCCAGCAATGAAGGCGCTAGAGGTAATCGCGCAACGATGCTTCTAATGGATGAATTTATTCTACTCGACAAAGAAGTTGTTGATTCTGTTCTGACTCCCTTTCTTTATGTCAGACAAGCGCCATTTATGCTTAAGCAGGAATACCAGGATTATCCTCAAGAAGAACCTCAAACGATCAGTATTTCTTCGGCGGGATTCAAATCTCATTGGTCTTGGCGATATATTGTAAATACAATTAAGGGAATGGTTAACGGTAAACGATTTGGGTTTTTTGCTACTGACTATTTAGTCAGCATCAAATCGGGTATCAAGACTCAAGCTCAGATTGACGCGGAAAGAAGAAACTCTGATCCAGAAACATTTAGTAGAGAATACGAAAATCTTTATTCTGGTGAAAGCGGCAAATCTTACTTTAAGGTATCTTTATTTGATCGTAAAATAAAACGAGCCTTTTACCCCCTACGGCAAGACCTAGTAGGCGGAAAAAAGAACCCATATGCCCTCCAGAAGGCCCAGGACGAGATTAGAGTGATTTCATATGATGTAGCCGCCAGGCAGAACAAGGCGAACGATAACAGCGTTCTTAGTTGTATTCGTTTGATACCAACTCATAAAGGCTATAAACGAAGCGTTCCTTATATGGAATCTTCTCATGGTGCAAACGTTGTAAGCCAGGCTTTGAGATTAAAAGAAGTTTTCTATGATTTTCAAGCTGACTACATTGTTTTGGATATTCAGCAAAACGGCATTGGTATCTATGATACTATGTCTAGCATTACTACCAATGAGGAAAGAGGAATTGAATATCCCGCTTTTGGCGTGATGGAACACAATTCCATCAGTGAAGAAGTTAGAAACGAATTAAGGGATCGATGTTTGGGGGTGAATCCCCTTCCGGTCGTTTACCCTATTTCAGCAAGCGCAAAGTTGAACAGCGAAATCGCTGTAGCTTTTAGATCGGCTTTGCAAAAGAAACTGTTTGATTTTCTTGTTAGCGACATTGACGCTGACGATTATTTAACCAGAACGAATAAAGAATTTTTAGAAGTTGAAACTTCTTTACGTCCCTGGTTTTTACATCCTCACGTTCAAACAAATTTACTAATACAAGAATGTGTAAATCTTGAATTGAATGTTCTAAACGGAATGATCAAACTCACGGAAGGTACAGGAAGAAAAGACAGATACACTTGCGTTTCATACGCTAATTACTTTGTTTCTGAGGTTCTCGATAGAGAGCTTCTAAAACAAGGTGATAACACGGATGAGTGGAGTGTAATCCAGTCTATCAGTTTAGTATACTAAAAAAGAAAGGAGGTAAGCCTCTGTGACAGAAGATATTAAAGAATTGTTGTCAGAAATACCGGAAGGTACGGAACTAAGTAAAGATGTGGTCTTTGACGTTCTACGGTTTGCTAGAGAGTTGGGGTATACCGGTTATTTAACTCCAATGCTCGTAAATCAAAGAATGCAAGACATCTCTATGAATCCTCTTTCGGCCACAAGCGAAGGTTTAACCTCTGCTTTAGCTGATCCGAAAAATAACGAGATTGCATTACAAGGATACTCTGAAGACTTAGAACTTCAATCAATGGTGTATAAACGATTGATCGATTATTGTTCTACTATTCTTTCGTTTGATGTAAGTTATGATGCAATCAATGCTGAATTTTCGGACTATAAATCACCGAAGTATAAAAAGGATTTAAAAATTGTTGAAGAGTTTTTAGATCGCTTTGATTATAAGAAAGAATTTCAGGGTGTTGTTAGACAGCTTTTGAGAAATGAAGCCTACTTTGGATTGACTAGATTTGAAGGCCAAAGACACGTTTTACAGGAATTTCCATCTTCGCCAAATTATACGAAGATTACTGGAAGATCGGATGTTGGTGGATTGCTATGGTCTGCCAATATGTATTGGTTTTTAATTCCGGGCGTCGATTTAAGAATGTATCCTTCATTTTTTGGTAAGGCATACGAGAACGCTTTTACGGGTAGTTCCAGCAAGTACAATCCATCTTTGCCTGGAGATATGAGAGGTAGTTCTAGTTGGGTTTACTGGCAGGATATTCCTCTAAGTGTTGGTTGGGCTTTTAAACTAAATCCAGAATTGGCAACCCGAATTCCTTATTTTTCCCCATTGTTGTTGGACTTAGTTCAGCAGGGAACGGTTAGAAATTTGCAAAGGTCTATTTATATGGCCGCTGCTGCTAAAATTTTGGTTGGAGCAGTTCCTTTGTTGAAGGACACAAAGGCAACGGTTAGAGATAGTTTAGCCATGTCGCCAGATGTTTTAGCTAAGTTTTTGGCGTTGGTAAAGACGGCTCTCGGTGATTCAATCAAAGTTGCTGCTGCTCCTCTTGAAGATATGCAACAGATTAACTTTGAAAGCGAAAATATCTATGATCCATTTTTGAAAACTGCTTTGGCTACAAGTGGCATTAATACCAACTTGATCTTTAGTAGTAATATTAAGCCCAACGCTATTGAAACTCAATTGAGTTTGGAAGTAGATTCTAACATATTGAAGAAGTTATATTCACAGTTCAATGCGTTTATGAATTATCACGCAAATCAATATACTTCTAAGTTTAAGTTTGAGTTTCATTTTGAAGGTACTAATTTCTTTACTGATAGAAATGAGAGATTTGAAAAAGTCAATACTCTTGCAGATAAAGGAATCGTTTTACCTCATAAGATTGCTGCTGCTTTAGGAATGAAACCGGCTGCTTTTCAAAGACAGTTAGATGAAGCTAGGGCTAATGGCTGGGTTGATAATTTGACTCCAATTGTTTCTGGATTTAATATGAAACAAGGTGGAGAGTTAGAAAAAGGTAGACCAAAAAAAGCAACTGAAGAACTTGGTGATTCTGGCGCTCAAACTAGAGATTCTGCTTCCAATCTTGGACGCGGTGGAAAGGAGTAAAATATGCCATTGACTCCTAACGCTCAATTAACTCAGACTCCGGGCTTACTAGATATAACTATGACTAAGGGGGATAATCTCGCTTTCAATATTGATTTTAATATTGATCTTACGGGCTATACCTTTGTCGCCAAAGTTGTTTTTTCAGATAAAACAACAGCGCCTTTTACCATTGTTGTTTCTAGTTACCCAAATGGAATTTTGGCCTTATCAATAGATGATAGTGTCAGTTCTATTTTTCCAGTTGGAGAAATGACTTGGTACTTTTCTTGGACTGGGCCAACTCCAACTTTTTTAGTTAGAAAGGTTTTGGCAGGAAAATTTACAGTTATAGAAGGAGGATAAATGACAGATATTGAAATTGTCATAAAAACTCCCAATGCTATAACAGTGGAGCCTTCATTTATAGATGGAGGAGAAACAATAGCTGCCACAGTAGAGGAAAGACCAATTCTTGTTGAACCTTCCTTTATCTTTGGCGGCGAAACGGTTGATGTGTTTGTTGAAGAAAGACCCGTCGAAGCCTCTGTTATTTTTACCGAGGAAACCGTCTCTGTACAAGTAGACGGAAGACCGATTGAGGTTTCTGCCGGTCTTAGCGGTGGCGGGGATGCCCAAACCCTAGATGGTTATGATGGATCGTACTATCTTGATTGGGACAATTTTACGGGCACTCCAAATAGTTTGTCGGGATATGGAATTACAGACGCCTATACAAAGACGGAACTTCAAACGAGTGGACAAGCAATTGTTGATTGGGGAAATATTTCCAATGAGCCTTCGTTTGGAACCGCTGCTTTTGAAGATGTTCCCATTTCGGGAAATGCTTCTGGTACAGAAGTTGTTGTGGGGAACGACACCAGATTAACGGATTCTAGGACTCCGTTGTCTCACGGTAGCACCCATACTTCCACCGGTGGAGATGCCGTTCCTGACGTTATTGCCGCTGGAGCATCGGGATTAATGGGGGGTTCGGATAAAACCAAACTGAACGGAATTGAATCTGGGGCAGAAGCAAACAACATATCCGATGTTGACGCGACAGATTTAACCGATGGTGGAGATACAACCCTTCACATTCACGATGGAAGATATTATACGGAAACAGAACTTCAAACTTCAGTT